TATCGCGTGCTCAGACCCTTGCCTTCGCGGTTGATCACCAGAATCTGCGGAGTGTCGGGGTCAAAGACGCCGGCGCCCCACTCTTCAATGGTTTCGACCAGTTGGCCGAACACCGTCTTGCGGACTTCGAGGATTTGCGGGGTGTTCGGATCTTCGCTATCCAGGGCGAGCACGTTCAGCAGGAACGACTGACCAGCCTTCGCCTTCTTCAGCAGTTCGACAGCCGAATCGTCGGTCGTAGCCTTGATGGCGCGATTCAGACCTTCGCAGATCGGGCACGGTTTGCCGTAAGTCGCTTCCATGCAGGGGTAGACCGCTTGGATTTCGTCAGCCTCATTCTTGATGTAGTGCTGACCGAACTCGTGGAACCACTGCTCTTCCTGACCCTTGCGCCAGCCGGGCAGCAGGACGTAACGATTCGCGCCGGGGTTCGGCTTGATCGTCTTGGCCTTTTGCTTCAGGTCAGCCTTCTTCTTCTTCATCAGTGCGGCGAGTTTGGAAATGTCCATTTGTTTCTCTCGTTGGTTGGTTGGTTTTGGTTTACTGTTGTCTTGCGACATTCAGATTATAGTCAGGCATGACTTATTTTTACAAACAAATCACACCTGCCAAATTACGCTGCGTGCGAGCTCCGAGCCGCACGGGCCGCACGCTCTGCGAGCGACCCTGGAGCCGGTTGGGTTTCGGGCGCACCAGCCATGATCCGAGTTTGGCCTTTGAACTCTTCGCGCCGATCAGCGCCCAGTTGAATGATCATGTCGCGACGATCCTTGATGGACTCGACAAGACTCTTATTGATGGCAGCAATGGTGTCAGCCTCAATCAGTCGGTTCTTCGCCTTGCTCCACTTGGGATCCACCTTGACGGCGTTTTCGACCATCTTTTCCGTCACCTTTTCATACGCGACGGCCAGCGCTTTTCGCTGCTTGTCGTAAAGCTGCGCCTCCAGAATTTCGAACGTCACCTTCAGGCGGGACGCTTGCGCTTCAGCGTTGGCGGCTTGTGCGCCGTAATACGCCCGCAGGCCCGCTTGCTCCATCATGCAAGCGTCCAGATTGCTTTCGGTGACGCGGGTATCTCGACGGAAGTCAGACACGTCAACGTAGTAGTTCAACCCTCGCGCTGGCGGATCTTCTTCCATTTCAGATGGAGCCAAGAACGAGCTTGGGTCAGAGCTCGACGCAGGCTCTGGAACTGACTTGAGCGCAGGTGCAGGCTCTGACTTCGGTGCGGGGGTCGGTGCAGCTTCGACAATCGGGCTCAACTTGTCTTCGGTGATCATGTCGGTGGCGACAGTTTCAAGAACGGCGGCCAAATCTTCTTCCGCCTGTGCGCCCTCTGGAATGACCATCTCTTCATCCCACGGCGGCGTTTCTGGCACGGGTGCAGCCACAGGTGCGGGTGCGGGCGCGGGCGACACTGCTGCAGCTGCTGCTTTTTCTTCGGCGAGAAGGCTTTCCGTCTGAGCCTCAATCTCTGCCATCATCGCTTCAAATTCTTCGTCTTCTGTCATTACGCTTGCCATGTTGTGCTCCGTTCACTAAGCAATTACTGCAAATATGTAAGTCAGGTTATAGCTCAAATCTGACTTACGTTTTCAATTAAGAGAGAATGTCCGCAACTTCCTTGAAGGCAGTGACAAGAACCTCGCCCTTGCTGGGGTCAAAAACGCACTGCTGCGGGTTGATGCCACAAACAATCATGGCGTCGAACTTCGAGCTGTAGATCGCTTTGCCCGCAAGTTCCGCAGTGCTTCCCTTGATGCCAGGAACAAAGTGCTTGATCGCTGCGCTGCCGAGGGCAACGATGATCGGCGGCTTGATCAACTCCAGCTCGCGCTCAAGGTATCCCCGACAGCCATTGAGTTGCCCGTTCGTCAAGAACTTGTCGTTCTTTCTGGCCTTCACCACGGTTGTGTAATAGCCTTCCGCGACAGAGAGGCCCGCGTCAGCGATAGCAGCCTTTACGAAGTCACCAGCTTGACCAACCAGCAGCTTGTCCTCTTTCTCTTCCTCCCAAGATGGGCAGTCCGTGACCACCATAAACTTCACGTTCGTCTTGCACCGGACGCTTGGATGAACCGATCCAGACAAGTCGCACGCGGAGCAGCTCTTGTATTCGCGGACGATCGAGACAACCTTCGCCCGAAGGAACTTGTCACCCATGTCGGTCTGGCGCCCCGCCTTCACAGGGTCGATGATCAAACCAGGCATGAGCTCAGTCTGGTCCTTGCGACGATCGGGGTGTCGCGGCGGCTTTGACCCCGGAGTGACGCTTGCCAGCGCACCGACAAGATTGAGGTTCTCCACGCACGCGCTGTTGACTTTTGAACCAACCTCGGCAGCAGCCATTCTGAACTCTTCAGCCGTCTCAAACCGCCCCTTCAATGGCGAAGATGCGTCAAGCCCCCAAATTTCCTCCAGCGTTCCATCGCGCTTCTTCTTCGTCTTGACAACAATCCAGCTTCTGTTGCGCTCGCGCAGCTCCTTGATTCGCAGTGCGGTGTTCTCAGAGATGCCGCGCACCGCAGACAGCGGGGCAAGGATGTGCTTGTCGTCAGGAATGGTGAACTTGTCGCACGACAGATTCACGTCTGGCGGCAAGATTTCAATTTCACACTCGCGAGCATCCTTGACGAGTCCAGGCAACTTGTCGTCCTTCACAATGCTCATGCACGCTGCAAAGTATTCAGCGGGATAATTGCAGCGAACCCACATCGTCCAAAACGAGATGATGGAATACTCGACTGCGTGTGACTTATTAAAGCCATATCCTGCAAACGCCTCGATCTTGTCAAACAGTGCGCCAGCTCGCGACTCAGACATGTAAACCATCTTCTCGCAACCATCAACCCACTTCTGGCGCATCTCGGCCATCTTGTCTTTGTCCTTCTTGCCCATGGCCTTGCGAAGAAAGTCTGCTTCCGCGCGAGTAAAGCCAGCAAGGTCGACAGCAACCTGCATAACCTGTTCCTGATACACGATGACGCTATAGGTGTCCTTCAGGGCCGTCTCCATGTTCTGGTGCTCATAGCTTGGCGATCGGTAGCCCCGCTTAATCTGAACGAAATCATCCATCAGACCAGAGTCCATCGGACCGGGGCGATAGAGGGCGGTAGCCGCTGTAATGTCGTCAAACGTCAGACGACCACCTTCCGCAAGTGATCGCAGCAGCTTCTTCATGCCAGGAGATTCGAACTGGAAGACGCCAGTCGTGTCGCCGCGACCAAATGCGTCCATCACCTTCTCATCATCGAGTGACAGCTTCAGGTAGTCCACCGAAACACCGTGACGGTCCTTGATGTAGGTGCGCGCGATTTCAAGAACGTCCAGCGTTGACAGACCAAGAAGGTCCATCTTGATCAAGCCCCAGTCCTCAACGACGCGCTTGTCCCAATTCACCACAGGCATTTCGCCGCGCGTCTCAACTACAGCGCGCTCAATCAGTGGCTCGCCAGCAACAATGACGCCGGCTGCATGTGTGCCGAACGAGCGCATGGCACCCTCAAGCTTCAGCGCGTGCGTCCACACCTCCGGTTCGTCAAGTCGAAACTTGTCGATTTCTGGAACAGTCTTCGCAGCTTCGGTCAGCGTGAACGATTGGCCGTGCTCTTTCGGGACCAGCTTCGTGGCCGTCAGATCAATGCCAGACATGCCAAACATGCGACCCGTGTCGCGCAGCGCGGACGCGGACGCGAGGGTTGAGTAGTTCGAGATGCCAGCAACGCGGTCCTTGCCATACTTCTCGGTAAGGTATTCGATCACCAGATGGCGCTTGCTCGACATGAAGTCAAGGTCAGCATCGGGCAAGTCCATACGCTCTGGATTGATGAAGCGCTCGAAAAGCAGATTGAACCTGATCGGATCAACGTCAGTGATGCCGAGCAGATACGCAACCAGCGAGCCGCCAACCGAGCCACGGCCAGGGCCGACGATCACACCATTGCGCTTGGCCCACATGACCAGATCCTCCACCAGCAAAAAGTAGCCAGAGAAGCCCATCTTGTTCAGAACGCCAAGCTCGTATTCGAGACGCGGCTTGTATTTTGCCTTGAGCACTTCTGCGCTTGGCATGTAGCCGAGCACCTTGCCCGCGAAGCGTTGACGCCAGCCTTCGACGCACTTTCGACCCAGTGCGCTGAATTCACTCTCTGCCATCTTTGGCAGACACACCTCTTTCTTCTCAAACTTGTAGTGGCAACTCTCGCTGAGAGCTTCAATACCATCAACGGCGTCCAGCCAAATCTTCGTAGCTTCCGTTGGAGCAAATCCATACCACTTCACAGAGCGCGCAATGCCGCCCTTCACACGCTTGAGAATTTCTCCAGGGCCGTTCAGCGCAAAGTCTTTGACGTGCTGCTTTGGCCTGTAACTCACGCTCATCTGTGTATTGGTCGTGATCGCTTTCAGAACCTCAAGCGTGGGCGCGTCATCGCAATCACCATACATAGCGGGATACGTGACCACCGAGCGCGCAGAATGCAAGCGAATGAGGTTTATTGCGCGGGCGTTTAGCGTGTCAAAGAGCGGTGTATCGATGGGCACAAGCTCGACATAAACATTGTCACGGCCAAACTTGTCCCGAAGCCGTTCATAAACTTCGGCGCTCTTGCGACTGTGAAACAGGTTTTGAAAATCACCCGTCGAAACGGCCACACCTTCCAACTCAAGAACGTCGCTCAAGCCAACGCGTGCGTGGTAGTAGAAATTCTCTGCAGAGTAGCCTTTGGAAAGCAACTTCATCAGAGATTTGATGCCACGCTCATCTTGAACGTAGACCTTGAGACAGAAAAACGGGTTCTCTATCTCCTTTTCGCCAGAAGCTTTCGGGGGCTTGCGGTAATTCGGATTTTCATAGACCCTAACCCTGCAGCCAATGATGGAACGAATGCCGACCTTCTTCGCTTTGTTTGCGAAGTCAACCATGCCATGAATCGACATCGTGTCGACCAGGGCAATGGATTCGTAGTCTCGACTCTTTGCGAGTTCTACCGCTGTGCCAACTTGCAGCATCGATTCGCCGACACTGAAGTCCGAGATGACGCTGAGTGCGTGCTTGATGTTTTTCATATCAACTTAAATTGTTCTTCCACTTCTTTTACAAGTTCGAACGCGCCAAGAAGCGAACACGAGATGCTGACGTGAGACGACGCTGCGTTTTCGCTCCAGCCCAACTCAGAAATGAACGCCTCTTTTAGCGATCGTCGGGTAAATCCGCCACCGAGCAGCTTGTCGACGGTGACGCGCAGGAAGGCTGGCCCACCGCTCTTGAAGGTGTTGACGCCCACCTTCACATCCTCACGCAACTCTTCAAGCGAGCCAGCTTTGCACATCCGAATCGCGATTTCCCGCGACTTCACCGGGAGCTTGGCCACGACCAAGCCAGTTGCGTCGTCCACTTCGAACTTCACCTGGGCAACTTTCGTTTTTCGAATCACTGGCTCTTTTGGCTCAGAACGCTGCACGTTTCCAGGCGGCAGTTGTGCGTCTGCTTTTTCGTCTGCGACCTTCAGCGCTTTCTGTGACACCTTGCGAGCCGCAGAGTGACGTTTGAACAGGTCAGACACATCAATGACGCCCTTAATGCGCTCAAGGGTTTGCAAAGACTCAACACCGCATGCGTCGAAGTGCGTGCAGTTCTGACAAATAGAAGAGTCGCGAGCAAAAACGCTCGCAGCGCCAAAGCACGCGGGGGAGCTTTTTTCAATCATGCCGCCACTCTTTTTGCAGATTGGATGATTTCAGCCTTCGCCGCAGTGATAGCGGCGGACGGGAACAACTTCAACTTCTGCGCCAACGCGCAGACATACGCAAGTCCAAGAAATTGATACGCGCGCTTTTCAACCCCCTCACTTCGCGCCTTGTCCGCAAACGCTTGCGCCGCTGCGAACTCACGCTCGATAAAGTCAGGCGGACTGATTGTGTAGTTAGCGAGAAGCGCCGCAACCGGCGACAGGGTTGAAAGAATGTCGCGAGCCATCGTTGCTCCTGCCATTATTTCTTCTGGCGTGGGGAACTTGCTCGGGAAGGTATTGCCAATGTCAGACTCGCCATCGTCAGACCACGAGTTCATTTCTTCAACAGAGCGCACGCCATTTCGAATTCGTTCGTCGCTAACCTTGTCTGCGATCTTGTTAACGCGTCGATATGCGGACGTTGTGAAGTAGGTGGAGAACTTGAAGCCAGAGTTCGGGTCGTAAAGATCGAACGAATCAAGAAACACTATCGCCAATTCTTGATAGAGGTCTTCGTATTCCATCCCGCTGACCCCCATTGAAACGAGTCGCGTATAGCCAGCTCGCGCAACTTTGTGAATCAGCCCACTGTTGTCCGCATAGAAGCGGGCTTTATCTTTGCTGTCGACCACGCCCGCTCCGATCAAGCGCCAAACACGCGCTGCGCGATGCCGCCAACAACTTCGCGATCCACCTTGCACAGCTTGTTTGTGAACGAGAGCGCCACGCCCTGGAGGAAAGACGCACGACGCATCCCGATGCGAGCCGCATAAATCAGAGTTCGCGGGCTGATCACGTCGCTAATCTTCCCGCCGTCAAACGCATCGCGAACCAGCGTGGCGAACTCGACCATCTTCTCCGCGTCTTCTTTGACCAAGCCAACGCGCTTGATGAGAATCTGAATCTCGGCGGGCTTGGCGAGGTAGTTCTTGTGAATCACCATCCCGAAGCGGTCATAGTTGGCCGCGTTCTGAATTTGCGTGCCCTGATACAGGCCAGACTCGTCACCAGAACCGTTCGTGTTGCCTGTAGCGACGAAGCGGAAGTTCGGGTGAGGCTTGATGATTCGATTGGCCGCGTCAGCTTCCTTAATCATCAGTGACTTACCTTCCAAGACAGCTTGATAGACGGACAGAACAGATGGCAGCGCGAAGTCATATTCGTCAGCGCAGTAAACCAAACCGTTCTTCATCGCCATCGGGAGCGGGCCAAGCTCGAAGTGCGTGCTGCCGTCGCGAACCGTCCACTGACCAACGATGTGGCTTTCTTCGGTATTGACCGTGTGTTGAACGCGCATGTAGGCGCGACCAGTGCGTGCAGCGACCTGCTCGTAGAGCTCTGACTTTCCAGAGCCTTTATGCCCCCACACGTAGCAAGGGATGTTCATCTCGATCGCCAAAATCACGTTCTTCAGCTCATCTGGGTTGAACACGTAAGCTTCGGACACCTCCGGGATCATGTCGGGAGCGGACGGGTTTGTAATCACCGATATTGGAATTGGCTTGCCCTGTGACGACATGGCGGCCTTGATCGTCCCCAGGTCGAACACCGTATGAAACGGCTGCTGGACAACCGAGTCATACGGCACGAGCGACGTGACCGTGGCGGAAGCCGCCATTTCGATCTTTGTCGTCGGAGTAGGTGCGGAGTGCGGATGAATGGCTGTCGCAGCTTCAGGGGTGACAGCAGCTTCGGCAGCTTTGGCTGCGAGACGTTGATCCAGTCGCTTCTTCGCGATGTCGGACAACAGCGGATGACTGGGGAACGCCTCGCGATATGACTGAACAGTCATATCGGGGTGATCTTCCTTGAGGTGAACTTGAATCGAGTGAACGCGAGCACCACAAACCGCGCAAGCAATTTTTCCATCAGACATTTTAAGCTTTCGTAACTTGCAGCAACACCGCTGCGACAGATTGAATAATACGTAAGATTGTCAGGATTCACAAGTCATTAGTGACGTATCCTGACAGGTTGCCAAATCAACTCAGCATCAAGGCGCGCAGCTCGGTAATGACCCGCTCTGGAAGTTCGGTCACATCGTTGAGAACGATGTTTTTTGGGTAGAAGTGCCTCACGCTATCACTTTGAATGCCGATGCCGATCACCTTCACGCCAGCCTTTGAAACGCTCTTCACAACGCTCTTGAGGTGGGGTTCCAGGTCACCAACGTGCGTGTGAGCCGCTGGCGCACCGTCTGACAGCACGATCATGATCTTGCCACATTCCTTGCGAGCCATGAGTCGACGCGCGGCAATCTCAACGCACTCGCCATCAATGTTGTTGCGAAGAATGTTGCTGTTGGGAAGCCAGCCGAACCGACTCTTCACTTCGGAGTTCAGCCGCTCTTCGAAACCCTTGATGATTGGAACGTAGAGCGACTCATATCGGGAGAACGGTCGGCCAATCTTTTTCTCCTCCTCGTAGATCGCATGTCGATCAGCCACTTCGCCAGTCGTGAAGCACAGAACTTCATGCGAGATGCGAAGTCGCTCAAGGACAGAGGACAGCGCATAAGCGGCCTTCGTAGCGGTGTGAATTTTCGAGCCCGACATTGAGCCGCTCGCATCGACCACAAGGGAGACGGCAACATCCTTACTGGTTGACTCATGACGCTTGCGAAAGACTCGCGGATCGCCGACAGCGAGTCGCGACAAGTTGGCAGCATTGATGCGGCCAGACTTTCGACCAGACTCCCACACCGACAATGATCTGGCTGAAATCGCGCGCTCAAGGTCTTTTTGAAGCGGGCCAACCATGTGGTCAACCGCGCTAGCCATGCTCTTGAACATGGAGGGGGAATATGAAGAACCCACATGAAGGCTCTCCACAACATCGTTCTCATTGGTGTAGATCAGGTATTTGGCAGACTCTGCAGACTTAGCGGCAGACTCGGAGATTTTTCTGCTCAGAGCTTCGTCGTAACCGTTTGCGCCGTCTTTGTCTAGCGCACTGAGAAAGGGTGGCGTTTTGGAGGTGTCAACTTCACCTTCAACTTCAACTTCACCTTCGTCTTCACCTTCATCTTCACCTCCGTCTTCGTCTTCGTCTTCACCTCCGTCTTCGTCTTCGTCTTCACCTTCGTCTTCACCTTCGCCTTCGTCTTCGCCTTCGTCTTCGGAAGAGGCGCCTTCATTCTCACCTTCGTCTTCACCCTCGCCAGACGAGGTAGCCGACTCGCCTTCGTTCTCACTCTCGTCTTCCGAAGACTGTGAGGCTGGTGGGGCCTTCTTCTCCTCCTTCTCTTTCTTCTCTTCCTCTTCCTTGCTCTTCTTGGACTTGCCAGCCTTGCTCTTCTTGGACTCGATTGGAACCGGCGAAGTCTCTCCAGACTCAGGGCCACCACCGCCTTCTTCGCCACCCTCAGAAGAGAGTCGCTTTCTGACTTCGATGGCAATCTTCAAGCAGTCTGCCGACGAGTCCGCCGCCTCCATTGTTGGGGCCAAGTCTGCAATCTTGTCGTAGATTTCTTGGACAGCGGTCATCTTGTCGCGCATGAAATGCTTGAACAAGGTTTGCCCAGACATGCCGCGCAGAAGTGGAACCAGAAGCGCTCCAATCAGACTGTTGCGATCCCCGCTGGTTGTGGACTCTTCAATGCTGGGCGAGGTGAAGTTCTTCAGAAAGAACTCGCCAGTTGAAGCTAGGTTGTGACCGCAGCCTGAGAATCGCTCGGCCATCTTGCGCTCAATACGGGCATCTTCAAGGATGTTGAATAGCGAGGCTACGCCAGCCTTGTTCGCCGCTGGCATCACCGAGAAGTCTGTGAACATGAGGTGCGCGACCTCATGGTCCAGAAACCCTTGAATCGCGACACATAGCTCGTCGGAAGCGTTGTCCGGCAGAAACGGCAGATTCACCTGGATCGGCTTGCCGTCCGCATCAGATCGCACATAGGCGTTGATGCCCCGCTGTGTTACCTCAATCCCATTCCCTGCCAACATTTGAGTGATGGTAACAACCGCTTGACGCAAGACTAGAACACGCTCGTTCATACATACCTTCTAAGTCGTTAGTGACTGACAATTTAGATTGTAAGAGCGCTTTTCAGGAACAAGTGCAGGAGATTTGACATTTTTGTAGGCGAAAAAAAAGCGAGCTTGCGCCCGCTTTTGATACGTCAGTTGTGACCTATCGTTACAGTTGGATATAGCAGCCATCACCGACACTGGAGCTCAAGACGAAGAGATGCCCCATCTCTGGATGACTGATTTCGTAGACGAACGAGTGTCCAAGATCAAGACAAGAGAGAACTTCAGCTGACTCGATCAGGTCGTTAGCTTCCTCAAAAGAAACCGATTTCATGGTGGTTGCTGTCATGTGTCAGTGTGTAATATGCAAAAAAGTCATACAACTATAGGTCAGAGAAGACTTATCACTCGCTTCAATGACCCCCGCGATTGAGTGGTTCCCTTGACGTGGCGATCATTTGAGCTAAACTCCAACCGTTAGCTCAATCGTTACTTATCCCGATCTATACTTCATGTTGTAAGAAGTTGTTAGCTAGTCAGCGCGCTGTGCGCATCAAACCATCAGGAGAGTGAATCGTGTCTACCTCTGAACCTGTGAAGCCAACCGTTTCCCCAGCCTCCTTCTTGCGAAACTACCGCCCTAAGACTGTCGCCGAATACATCGACTGGCAAATCAACCTCTGCGGCAAGAAGCAGATGGACATTGCTCGCGAAGCTGAATTCAACAAGCCGAACATCATCTCGATGATCAAGCAAGGAAAGACGAAAGTGCCAATCGAGAAGATTGGCAAGTTCGCAAAGGCGATCGAGGTGGACCCGACGCACTTGTTCAAGCTCTGCATGGCCGAATACCAGCCCGAAGCCTGGACCGAGATTCAGAAGTTCTTCGATCAGCCCATCCTGACGATGAACGAAATCGAAATTCTGGAAGCCGTTCGTTCGGCGCGCGTTGAGAACCCCCGTCTTCGGACGGAAGAGGAACGACAGCGGATTATTAACGCCATCGATACGCTCAAGCCAGACAATGCGGTTTGAAGCCATGCGCTCCCCCTGAATGATAAAGCACCTTCGCGGTGCTTTTTTTTGCGTCATCTCTGTGACGCTTTTGATAAATGCAATGTTACAGGGCTTAATGAAACCAACCAGTTCCCTTACCGCACTAACTTGGGGGGTTGGCAAACTTCTTGCCAACCGCTTTACATCCACGTATGATGATCATTCATCACTGACTTACCGTTGAATCGCCAGAGTTCGAATGACTTCGCTGAACATTGAAGAGTGTGCGGAATTTCTCAAAATTCACATTACGACAGCCTCGGAGATGGCTGCAGACGGCACACTGCCAGGAGCAAAGATAGGAAAAGCATGGGTCTTCCTCTTGGAAGACCTCGTTGACTACCTACGCGCAGAGGTTAGGAGACAGCAATCCGAACGTCAGAAGGCGAAAAACCGCAACAGAGAAACTCAACTAAGAGTTACAGAGATGCCAATCTCGACCTTTTTGTCGGTGAAATCGTTGCGAAAACCACGCAAAAACGTCCCACCGCCATTGCCTGATTGACACTACCAAAGTTTTTCAGCAAGGCTAGAGCCACGTAAGTTCGCATACCGGAGAAGCATCTTTGCACTCTTGTGTCCAGTGATCTTCATGATTTCACCATCGGACAGCGTTGTCTTCTCAAAGAGCCTGGAAGTCGCTTCATGTCGAAGATCGTGAAAGCTCAAGTCTTCGCAGCCAGCCCCCTTGAAAATTCTCGCGTATTGCTGCGACAGCTGGGCTGTGACCCTTCTAAGCTCCCTCTTGTCACGATTGCCACCCCACCACGGGAACAGTCGACCACCATCAAAAGCGAAGCCGCACATTGACTCATCGCCAACTTTTACGAGGCTGATGTAGGACGAAAGCGTTGCCATGGCAACGGTAGACATAGGAACCTGTCTCTTGGTTCCATTCTTTGTCTTGTCGAGGAAGATCGTGCGCTTGTCAAAGACAACCTGATCCAGGTGCAGCGTGTAGATTTCTCTCATACGCATTGCCGTCTCTAGGCCCAGATTGAACATGCAGATGATGGCTGGGCGCTGGCGAAGGGTGAAGCCACGCTCTTTGCCTGGCATCTTTTCACCATCCATGATTCGCCGAATGCGACCTTCTTCGCCGTCCTCTAGGCGTCTATCTCGCTCAATATCTTCTTTGGCACCTTCTTCGCCAACGGCCGCAATGTCGTGACCGTTGTAGGTGGCGTAACCTCTTGGCAGAAGCCTTAGAGGATTGACGACCAACTCTGGAATTCGCCGATTGCTGCCCCAGTCGAACGCTCGTGCGAGTGCGCCGACATAGTGCCTGATAGTCGATGGAGACAAGTTCAGAGACACCTTCATCTCCCTGATCCAGTCCTCTGCCCAGGCGTAATTGACGGCAGCTAGCTTGGCACTTCCAATGCGGACCATCATCACGCCAAGCAGACGCTTGTCGTCTTCCGTGATTGATCGTGCGCGCTCGTAGGCGACGATCACATCACCAATCAGTGTGAACTCTTTGTTGTCCTCTATGAGCTCTGGAGGCACCAGCCCCTGGCGCAAAAGAGCCTCCAACTTTTCGCAGTATGCGCGACCCTCAGCCTCATCATCAAAAGTAAACGTGAAAGGTTTTTCGCGCACTGCCTTGCATTTGACAGTGAACTCCCACTTGCCACCTCGCTTGCGAACACTTGCCATTTTTGAAACTCCCGTTGATTGCCAACAGTCATGATACCCGGTCGGCAAGTCGATGAAACAGGGCGGAATTAGGCGGTTCTGGGCGGGATTTGGCCAATAAAAAAGCCACCCGAGGGTGGCTAAGTTCATGTTTCTATTGGTGTTTTTGGAGGCGCGGGGCGGAGTCGAACCGCCCTGGACGGATTTGCAATCCGCTCAAAACGTATGTGAATCAACCACTTACGCCCTGTGCCGACTCGCTTGCCGACTCAACACCATCCGGTGCCTATTCCCGAGAACTCAGCGACGCCACTCGCTTGTTTTGTCAAACTTTCGCCACACCGACGACGAACGCAACTATACGTCATGCATCGATAAGCTGCAATAACTTTTGCTGAAAGTCTCTAGCGAGCGAATTTGCATCGACTGGGATCATGCCGGCGTAGGCTGTGACAAGCTCGGGCCACGTCATCGCGAACACATCAAACAAGTCCGACTCCAGTCCGAACAGCGGCATTGCGACATGCCCGCTGTAGCGCCAGAAGACGTAATCGGTGTAGATGTGCGCCAGCTGCTTTGATGCGATCAGTCGAGCGTATGGGTCCAAAGACTTTGCGTCCGCGAGAGCCTTGAGGCCCGATCGAGACATACAGACAACTTGGCTTATGCGAAGATTTTGGTGAAGCGCAAAGAGAACTGCGGCAGGCTCAGAGCCCCGCAGAGCGCGCAAACGAGACACGAACCAGTCAACGGTGGGTGCGTCTGTGTTCGGGGCCTTGTAGCGCAAAACAGGGGCCTTATCGAGCCTCCCTGCTTCGTGCAAACTGAGCACAACACCCATCATGGCAGCGATCGCAGAATCAGCTTCACTTTGCTTTCCGAGCAGCGAGAGTCGCGCCCTGAATGACACCACTTGTTCTGGAACGATATTTTCGATCGGACTACTCCACATTGGAGAATTTGCGATCGCGGTATTGGCGAGACTGACTTGAGCCTCTTCGTAGTTCTTGAGAGCTGACATATGACCTCCAGCCCTCAAGAATAACCTTCATTCAGCCTCTCGTATCCACCTGACTGTTGGATACTTTTCTTTGAGTTCAGCCTCAGAGCTGCAGTGGTTGCAGACGTGAATCCAGCAAGGTTCCTGCTCGAAGGAAGTGGCGAGCACAATGCCAACATTCAACATTTTGTAGACCATCTCTCCTTTGCCGCACTTGTCACAAACATACGACACGCCAACTTGGCGCAATGGAATTTCTTTTTCAGGCATCTTGCTCATCTCCCTGCTTGAAAGCCATTTTTCGCGTCACCATTTCCAGGAGCGCAATCATGGTAAAGAGGGAGACTTCGTGGCCGGCGTTGTCAATCACCTGAATTTTTTGTCCAGAGCGTGTTGGAGTTGACCGCATCGTCCACGGGAAAGTCGCTTTGGCTGCAGCCAACTCTTCTCGGGTCATATCGTCCTTATTGTGGGCCGAAGCCCACATTGGTTAATCACACAGCGGCGATGGCGCTTTCTTTCTGATCGACAATTCGGTCCAAATCGTCTGCGACAGACTTGTCATACCGACGCTCCACAAAGCGTGGCAGAAACAGCGAGTAGAGGTCGCTGCTCTGTCCAGGCTTCATGATTTCGTTGGCACGAACCGTAACCACCGAACCAAGCCAATCGTCGCGATTCAGGTGAATTTCTTGACGCAAGGCATCTTTGAAGCCGGACACCGAAACCTTCAACTTGCCGCAGTCAGATTCGCAGATCAGAGAACCGAACGTTTCGGCGTGCTTTCCGCAGCCCAGCTCAAATCCGACAACTTCAAGTTCGACTTCGAATTCCAACTTCAACTTCACCTGCTCTTTGCTGGTGCCATCTCGCCAGACAGCGACGTGCTTCTTGATGATCGTGCCTTCCTTACCCATTGCCAACAATTCGGAAAAGTGCGCGTAAGCATCTTTCAAGGAGTGAACAACACGCGAGTCAATTATGGAAACTGCGTCGGGCGAGCACCTGCTAACCTGCTGCCACAGCAGCCAGCACCGATCTCCATAAGTGCCCGAAAACTTACCACTCGTCACGGCAGTCAGTGGAATTTGATCCCACGCCATCAGGCGCAACGAGTAACCATCTTCGAGCTCACCGCCACCGAGCAAGCTGTTCAGCATGCCATTTCCCGCTTCGCGCGACAGAACGTGGCTGCTGGACATGATCACATTGTC